AGAACATATCTTTGACTAGAACCAGGTTCTGATACATAATTACCTAATGCAACGTATTCTTCTATATCAATCTGTAAATAGTCAGTGTGTTCTGTTAATGCTTCAAGTGGATATCTCAGAACTCCACCTCTTCTTTTTTTAGAATATCCTTTTAATCTTCTTGATGTTTCTGCATCTTCTCTTAGACGTTGTTCTGCCGCTGCTTCTCTTCTCGCCTTATCAGCATCCTCTTTATTAGTATTTGTTGTCTCAGCAGTCATATATCTTTTTAGTTATTTATACGAAATTTTGCAAATGGTATTGTATTTAGGTCTTGTAACTCCTCATTTGTGACTTGATAGAGTTGACCCACTACCTCTTGAAAGGTATATGAACGAGATTGACCCCAATGAAAGTTGATACCACGAAACCCCCATTCATATGTATTTGTCACAGCCACAAGTGGATTCTGATCATAACGAAGACCCTGTGTTTTTGGTTGATACACAAATACATAGATCTTGCCAACTTCGGGACTTGATGTTATACTACTACCTAAGACATCCATGATTTCAATCATGAGATCATCAGCATCTTCTGTTCCGAGAATATCATTTACTAGTGGGGCGATGCGACTCATTTGATTCCTAGTTCTTTTTCAGTCATGACTTTGAACTCCCACAAACGATCATCACAGAACTCTGTTGCTGCTTTCCACTTTGCTTGGTTTTTAGCGTATTCATAGACTTCCCTTAAATAACTCTTGGTTTGTCTTTTGGGTTTTTTCGGTTTTTGTGTTTGTTTAAGTGGTTTTACCTCGATTAGATATGTCTTGATACGACCAGTGTTCTCTTGAACCTTGATATAAAAGTCAGGAAAGTATCTATGAACTCGATTATCAACAGGAGAACGATAGGGTAGTGCAATTTCTTCACTTCCCCATTCAAGTATTTTATCATTCTTGTCACAATAAACCATGAATTTTCTCTCCCAAAGTGACCTGTATATTATGTTTGTGGGATCACCTTTATACTTTTTGGGATAAGAAGGATAATATTTTCCTTTATATGACATAAATAGAAATAACAATCATACTTATTTAGAGTGGCAGAGACAACAATAAAACCATTTAACCTTTCGGTTGCAAAGAATATAATAGGTCCATTGGCACAGACCAATCATTTTCTTGTAACTTTTTCCTCCCTAACTCCATCCGTAGAAAACTATCTTGCAGACTATACTGGTATAAAAAACATTAAAAGTTTCTTATCTAGAAATGTTGGTATATTATGTAATGAAGCTGTTATACCAACTTCAACCTTAGCTACCGCAGAAGTCAAAGATAATTTTATGGGTGTGCCTCAACAGTTTGCCCATACAAGATTTTATACAGATTTCAGTTATACATTTTATTGTGATGAGGATTATACCTTACTTAGAATATTTGAAGGTTGGATGGAGTATATAACAAGTGGTGCAAATGATGATGTAGAACAAAATCATCGTGCTTATTACAGAAGAATGAGATATCCAGACTCATACAAGTGTAATACAATGTATATTAATAAATTTGAAAAAAACTACAAAAGAACCTTGAGATACAAATTTGTGAATGCATTTCCAAAAGCTATTGATCCAGTGCCTGTGTCTTATGGATCTGCTGACATATTGAAAATTACTGTAAACTTCAATTATGACCGCTATATAGTAAATGGTTAGAAAACCCCTATAAATAATTTTACTGAATTGATAATTCATTATGCCTTTACCAAAAATTAATACACCAACGTATGAGTTGGTATTGCCCTCATCAGGAAAAAAGATTAAGTATAGACCTTTTCTTGTCAGAGAAGAAAAAATTCTCATAATGGCATTAGAAACAGAGGATGTAAAACAAATTACAGATTCTGTAATTCAAATTCTTAACTCTTGCATTCTTACAAAGGGTGTTGATATTACAAAACTTGCAACTTTTGACATAGAGTACTTATTTTTAAATGTAAGATCAAAATCAGTTGGTGAAACTGTTGAAATTATACTGACTTGTCCTGATGATAACAAAACAACAGTTCCTACATCCATTGACATAGATTCAATTAAAATTAAAAAAGATAGAAAACACAAAGATACGATCAAATTAGATGATAATCTATCACTCAAATTAAAGTATCCATCAATGCAACAATTTATTGAGAATAACTTTGAAGCAAGTGATAAAAATGAGGTGTCAAATACCTTAGACATGATCGTATCTTGTATGGATGTTATCTTTAATGAAGAAGAAAGTTGGCCAGCATCTGAATCAACTAAAAAAGAACTTGAAGATTTTGTCGATCAACTTAATACCAAACAATTTAAGATGATTGAAAACTTTTTTGCTACCATGCCAAAATTGACACATACAGTTAAGGTTAAAAATCCTAAAACTAATGTAGAATCTACCATAGTATTGGAGGGACTAGCAGCTTTTTTCAATTAGGTATGGCTCATACGAATCTAGAGTCATACTATAAAATTAACTTTGCTTTGATTCAGCATCATAAATACTCATTAACTGAGATTGAGAACATGATCCCTTGGGAAAGGGAGATATACATATCATTACTTCAACAGCACATTGAGGAAGAGAACTTAAAAGCACAACAAAGAAATGGATAAATCATCTCCCGTCTTTGAAAATTTTGAGAATAAGATGGCTGCCATGAGTGGTGGTCCTAAGATTAATAGAAGCACCTTTAAGATAGGATCAGGTGGTCTTGAAACGAGAGTCGCTAATAATGAGAAAAAGATAACTACATTAAAAAATATATTTAAAGCACAGAGAGTTCAAATTGGTGAGAAATTAACACCAAAGGTAAATGTATTAGAAGAGTCATTAATAAGAACAAATGCAATCATAACAGATGTTGCATCACAGTTAGAGAAAGATTTTAGTCAAAGATTAGATGCACAAAAAGCTTTGCTTGAAAAAGAGAGACAAAATAAATTAGATAATAAACGTGAGGATAAAGAAGGTAGAATAGAAGCAGTAAAGGTTGCTAAATTTGTTAAATCAACTGCAAGTACAGTAACCAAACCATTTAAAAACATCTTTGATAAGATATTAGACTTTGGAAAGTTATTCTTATTGGGCACTGGAGTTAATGCAGCTTTGTCATGGTTAGCCAATCCTGAGAACCTTTTGAAGTTTCAAAATATGCTTAGCTTAATTGCAGAAAGACCATTTCTTAGTTTAGCAGCATTGGGTGGTGGTGCATTAATTATTTCTACAGTGATAGGTAAGATTGTTGGTGGATTTAGAAAGGTAATATTTACATTATTAAATCCAATGACTTATATTGACTTATTTACTGGTAAGACATTTAGAAACTTCTTACCTAAAATGAAAAAGTTGATTGATAAAGCTGGTAAACGCACAACAAAAGGATTTTTATTGAAAAAGGTTGGAACAAAACTAGCTGCAAAAACAGGTCTCAAAGCACTGGGTGCTTTACCTTTGATTGGTAATTTTATTGATATTGGTTCTGCAATTTATAGATTTAGTAAAGGTGATGTAGTTGGTGGTTTCTTATCATTAGGTAGTGCAATTCCTGTTTTAGGTTGGGGTATTGCTGCGATTGATGTTGCAAGAGAGTTTGGTGCCTTTGAAGGTTCTATTCTACAGAAGAAACAAAAAACTAATGTTGATTCAGAAAAAGCAATTGGAGGTGATTTTATTTCTGGAGAGAGAATGTTAGTTGGTGAAAGAGGTCCCGAAATTGTTCAATTTGATAGATCAGGAACTGTTATACCAAATCATACTCTAAAAAATCTTGCAAGAAACAGATCAAATAATTTTGGCAATGGTCCGAAAATAACTACAGTTAATTTACCAGATCAAGTTATTAATAAACCAATTTCACAGACAGAAGTGACTGAAAACAAAGAAGAAACTCCTTTCTTATCAACAACCGATGGTTCTAATCCATTCCTTGCTGAACGTGTTGCATCAATTGGGGGTGTAGTATAATGTCAGTTGAAGATAGAGCCAAAGAACTAAACAATTTAGCAGAAAGAATAAAGGGTTCTTTTACAAACTTTAATTCACAATTCAAAAAATTATCACAAAAGACAAATAGACTTCAGAGAAATGTAGCAGAAAGGAAAGAGAGAAGTGCAAAATTAAAGTCTACATCATCATCTTTTGGTAGATCTGTAGATAATGTAAAATCAAAAGTTTTATCTGGTCCTAGTGATATACTAGGAAAAGTTCTTGGATTTGCATCACTATTATTGTTTGGTGTTACACTTGCCAATATCTTCAAAGTAGATAAAAAACTTGATAATGAAACAGAGAAAATGAAAGAAACATCAGATAATACTGGTAATTTTATTACTGGCATGACAGAGGGTGTGAAAGGTTTTATGGGTGGTTTTGGAAAACTTTATCAAAAAACTGATAAGACCTTTGATGATTTAGATAATAGTTTAAAAGATGCTCAAGGTGAATTAAGCAAATTTGAAAGTGAAGCTGGTGAATTAGATAATTTTGACTTAAAAAACATATTAACAAATTCTGCAACTTCAGATGAAGGTCTTACTGAGGAAGAGGAGGAACAGATTGAAGATGCTGGGGTAGATCCACAATTTAAAAAACCAGTTGCTAATTCAATTAGAAACACTGAGACTGATAAAAATGCTATAAAAGCGAGAGATCAACTAGCAAAGAGTGGAGGGTTTGAGATAAGAAAAGTATCAAAACTGACTGGTGATGAGAAAATGCAAGTTGATAAATTTGAAGATCTACTTGAAAAGACTGATTTAAAAGATACTAGATTTAGAGATTTAATGCTAGGTGAAGATGAAACATTTCAATATGGTGATAGAACATATCAGGCAGGTGATATAATTATAGTTAAACAAAGAATTATAACGTAAACAACACAAAATAAATGTCAGCAGCAGGTCCTTCAAATTACGAAACTCTCCGCATCGACAAGTCCGATGTGAAGGATGGACTTTTTGCGGATGAAACTAATAATCAATTATCATATAGTTTTAAAACACAAGATCCAAAAACAAGTACAGTACAAATTGAAGGTAAAACAATTGATTTTAATTATTTTGAAAGCATTTATTCTCCAATGATTACTGCACAGGCAACGATTGTTGATACGGGTGACTCGGTTACAGATAAAAAAGATAGATTAGGTACAATTAAAGATGCATTACCAATCGTTGGTGATGGCACAGAATTTTTAACATTTAAAATAGCAACAAGTAATAGTGTACTAACAACTAAAGAACCAATGGCAATTACTGGTTCTCCATTAAGTTTGGATCAAACACAAAGACAAGTGCTTAATTTACCTTTAGTTTCTAAATTTATAATCAATACTACGAGTAATCCAAAACTTGGATATTATGGTATAGGAACTGTTGATGATGCAGTCAAAAAAATATTACAAGAAAATAATTTACCATTCCTTGAAAAGAATATTGAAAAGACACAAACAGTAGATAAAGTAGAGGGAAAGAATGAAACACCCATAGACTTAGTATTTCATTTATGTAAAAAATGTAAACCAATAAAGGGTGCACCTGGATTCTTTTTCTATGAAACTCAGGAGGGTTTTAATTTTAGATCTATAGAAGGTTTGATAAATGATGGCATAGCAGAGTTTAAAGAAAATCAAAATTTAGAAGAAGAAAGAACTTATTACTATTCAAATAGTCAGAAGCAAGACTTGAGTACTGATAAGATGGATTTCAATATTCTTAAAATGCCTTTAATTAAGAGAGATCAAGATCTTTTAACATCTTTAAAATCAGGAATTTATAATGTTCGTATACAAACTAAGAACCTATTAACAGGACAGTTTACTGATAATATAGTTAATCTACTTGATAAAAACTCTAATTATCTTGGAGGTAAACCATCAACAAAAATTGGTCAGAATGAACAACATTTAGAAAATTATTGTAAAACTTATACTTATGTTCTCACACCAGGTAGTCTTGATGAAGGAGTTGGATCTCAAGTAACTAATAATCCAGCAACATATGAACCTCAAGCACATATGAGATATGCAATGTTACATTCACAAGTGGTTGATATTGAAATACCATGTAATACTAAACTTATGGCTGGAAATGTCATTAAATTAATGATAGAAAATATTACTGGTGGTATAAAGCAAGATAATAAAGAGAACGAAAATCGCAGTGGTTTTTATTTAATTTTACATCTTAGACATCATTTTGATCCAAGACATTCAAAAACATTTTTAACACTTGCCCGTGATACATACGGATTATATACGAGTACAAAATGAGCACACCAAGAGATACACCATTTACTAAACCAAATAGTGATTCACAATATGGAAAA